AAGTCATCGTACCGTGCGGAGGCCTATGTGAATCTCGATCAAAGTGGTTCCTACGAAGCAATGTTTTTCTAGACGGAAACACTCCTTTTATCTGTCTAATACCAACCTTATAATAATATTTCCGATCCTCATCTACCCACTCTTGCAATCGATCCCGCAGCTCCCCTTCGTTCTTAAACAACAACAAGGACTTATTATACGTAAGCTTATACATATACAATAGTGTATCATACGTTATTGGTTCCACTCCCAATGAATCATAAGCCAATCCAATCAACCGAGCCATATTTTTACAAAAGAGATCCTTATTATCTTTAGGCACTGCCATCCTCCATTTGTACTGAATAAAAGGTCGCCATGGCACTATCTTAGCCACTTCGGGGTCAGTCAGGTGTATATTAAAATTTTCAGCTAATATCCAAGACCTCTTCAGATAACTGGGCCCCTGATACACCACTTCCATCACTTGACTGTTCTGCACTCGCAAATATGTGACCAGTGAATAATACTTATTTCGCGTCTTAAATACCATATGATACACTTGCGACACATACTCACAAAACCTATCTATTCCTATCAAAGCATCCAAATTTCTAGGATACGCATACACAAAATCATCTCCTGTAATAAGCATCACCAACCTCCTAGCAGTCAGTGCTCCCCATATTAATTTCCTGTCACTCGGACTAGACACTCTCATCTTATAGAACACAAACGTCAAAAACATCATCACCCCTACTATCCAAGAGTCTCCATGCGATGTTTCCAAACTCCCTGAAGGCATTACACCTAGAAGAAACACAAAGTCCTTCAACCATCGAACGCATTTTCCAGCGAGCTGTTCAGCACACCCCTCTAGCAAATATTGGTACATTCGGTACATATGAGTATCTTCCTTTACAATCCATAATGACCCCATCATCATATACAACATCAACATCATGGAATTTATACTCAAATCTAATGACTCTACATCTCCATCAGAAATCATCATAGTACCATCCTTGGACTTCAGATAAGTCTTGTTAATTGTCTGAGCATCATTATAC